CACGGGATGTCATGTTGAGGGCCTTCTTGAAGGCTGAGAAGTGCAATGCTCTTGCCAAGTTCCCGAAGCCGAGGATGATTTTTCCTAGATCACCACGGTATAACTTGGAGCTAGCCACTTGGCTGAAGCCGTTTGAACACTGGCTTTGGGGAAACCTAACGTCCAGGCGGCTCTTCGGGGGTAGCAACACGCGGGTTAGTGCAAAAGGTCTAAACCCTAGGCAACGCGCAAACCTGATAGTCCGCAAATTCAGGTCCCTGCCGTCTTGCGTGGTTTTTGAGGTGGATGGGAAAGCTTTCGAGGCGCACTGTGATGCCTGGCAGCTGCAGTTGGAGCATTCTGTTTATGAGGCAGCATATCCCCGTGACAGGGATTTGCAGCGGATGCTGGCCAAGCAGTTGGTTAACTTCGGGGTCACTGCCAATGGGGTGAGGTTCTCGCGAGAAGGTGGTCGCGCAAGTGGAGACTTTAACACGGGCATGGGTAACACACTCATCATGTCCGCGGTGGTTGTCGCTGTTCTTCGTGAACTCAAGGTACCATTCGACGTGCTGGTCGATGGCGACAACGCTTTGGTCTTCCTGCGCCAGTGTGATTCTTCTCGGGTTTGCCGTGTCTTCGCCCAGGAGGTACTGAAGGTTTCAGGCCATGAGATGGTGCTGGAGCGTCCAGTGTCGTTTATCGAAGGTGTCCGTTTCGGACAGTCGGCTCCGGTTTTGACTCAACGCGGGTGGACGATGGTGAGAGATTTCAGGAAGGTTCTCAGCCAGGGTACCTCTAATCATGCTCACCTTCATGACCCCCGCTTTGTTGCACCGTTTCTCCACGGAGTTGCGTTGTGCGAGTTGAGTCTTAACGCGGGAGTTCCGATCCTTGGCGTTTGGGCCGAAAAACTCCGAAAGGCCACGGTTGGCGGGAGAGCTGTAAATGCGGCTATTTATAGGGACTATCAGGCTTTGGGTGTTAGGACGGAGCTGCTTAGGGAGGACGTGTTTGAGGTAGCTTCAGACTGCGCGAGGCAAAGTTTCAGCCGCGCTTTCGGGGTAGCGCCCGAAACGCAGGTGTTGTTGGAGGAGATGCTAACTGTCCCCAGCTTCGGGAGTCCATGGAAGTTGGTTGATCCTCCAACACGTGCAAACTGGTTCTTTGCTGAGCCCGGTCTGGTTGAGGGCTACTTTAGTGGTGGGTTAATTCAGGGGGAGTAAGTGCGGAGTATGGACCCCCGTGGCCCCTTTTTGTGGTTTAAAGAGCCTGCAGCCCACTCCATGGTTGTATCAGTGCGCTGGCTCACACTCTTAGGTGCCTCAATCTGGGGGCAGTTCTACGTGCTCTGGGTGACCACGTACGTCGGGTGAGGTGAAGATTCGTTGGGGTGAGGGCGACGCTCAAGGCAGCGGTGTTGCTCGCGCTGGTGAAATGTTCTGGAGCCAACCTCATGGTTGTATTAGTCCGCCGAACAACAGCGCTTGCTGATCCAGATGTAAGTCCGAAGAGTGTGAGATCTGATCCCTTTCGTCCCGTCTTTGCCTGGGGATTCACCATTCCGTTAGCAGTCCGTCGTTGTTTGAAGGGTAAGGGGGAGAACTTTTCATGAGGTAGGGACAGGTACGTCCCGACTCTAGTCGCAGTCTGCGTTGGTGGCTATTGGAAACTGAAAGTAGTGTCTTCGCAAAATCAGTTATAAAGACCGTTGAGGATTCCATGTGCGGCTTATGCTTTGTAGCTAACGCAGGCTAACCCGGTTGACGCTGGGGCGCCACCTGGTTCTTAGTATCCCCTGAGAGACTGCCTTCGACGGCTGTCGGGTCCATGGGAGGCTTGTGGTGCGGTGCGTGTCGTTTGTAGCTGGCTGTGATATGCCGGTGAGTCCACTAACACCGCCATTGCCACTTAGGCGGGGGTGCGGTCTATGCTGCCAACCCGTCCCTGGCCGATATTCCCGGTGTCTGAGTCTGACGTGGCGCGTGGGTCAAGGTAGGAGGCGGGTTTTTAGTAAGACCTCCACGGTGTGCTTAGGGCCTATGTGAAACGGGGCTTTGTGTGCGCGACTACATGATGAACGTGGGTTAGTAGAGTGGTGTGTCCTCTATGGGACCAGTCCACCGATGGCCTTCGGGTTGGGAATTGCAGGACTATCACACCTGCATACGCATGCGTCCACCACGTTTATCCTCTGTTGAGGTTGCAAGGTTCCCTTATTAATCAAGCCATCACACCTGTACCACGCGGGTAAGGCGTAGTTCTGGCCTCAGGG